CAGGAGGCTGGGACATGAGTTTTTATATTACCGATCGTTGCGTGGGTTGTACCTTGTGCGCCAAAAAATGCCCGGAGAAGGCGATCTCTGGGTTCCGAAAAGAACGCCACCTCGTGGACCCGTCCAAGTGCATCGATTGCGGGCTGTGTTCGAAAGTCTGCCCCTCTGACGCCATCATCAGCCGCTGTCAAGTAAGGACTAAATATTTTTGAAAAGTGTTTACAAATTTCGGGGTCAAGAAGCCGCATCCACGATTTCAATACAGTTCAGCAGTTCCTCCAGTTCATCACGCAGGGCAAGCTCGATTTCGATGCAGCCGTCTTTATACACCGTCACTCGCTTTACCACATCTCTTGCAACCTCGGTCGTGAGGGTTTCCAACTCGGTGTATTCCTTGTATTTATCAATAAAGGCTCCACCTTGCTCGGATGTATCTTGCGAGGATTTTTCAAGTTGCTCCATTTTCTCAGTAAGCTCCTGCAACTGAGCATGGATGCTTGCTTTGTGGGATAGGTAGCTGTCCTTATCCATATTTCCGTCAATCAGCTTTTCGTATAGGTCTTGCAGAGACTTTTCAAGCTGATTCTTTCGGCTTTGCAAAGTACCAAGCTCACGCCGTGCAGACTTTCGCTCTGCCTGTAAGCGTTCCTTTTGAAGCAATACTAAACGCTCCAAGCTGACCGCATAGGCGGCATAGGTACGAACCAATGTAACGACCATTTCGTGAATGTCAGCCTGCATTATGCCATCAGAGGTGCAATCAAAGTGTGTGCCAAGGTGTTCCGTTCGGCAATGGTACTTTGCATTTTTGGTGTTGGAGAACGGCATTGCATGACCACAGATACCGCAGACCACCTTTTTACGAAGCGGATTTCTTTCGGATGCAGAAGGCGTGAACTCCTTGTATTCTTTCATTCTGCCTGCCACCTTCTGAAATAGCTCCTTTGACACAATCCCCTCATGAGTATCGGCAACCACAATCCAATCGGATTTGATTTTCTTTACGCTGTGCCAGTGCCCAACCATATCTCGCTCACGCTTACCGTATACGCATTTGCCGATATAGCGTTCGTCACGAAGGATTTTGAAGATGTTCCTCTGTGTCCAAAAGTTTTCCTCGTGAATGCTCGGCCAACGGTCACGGGAGCACCCCGCCGCCCTTTTGTACAGCATCGGGGTGGGCACACTCTCACGGTTGAACTTTGCGGCAATCTCTGTCGGTCTTACTCCGTCTGCTGTCATGGTAAAAATCAGCCTTACAATGTTCGCCGCTTCTTCATCAATGATGAGGCGGTTTTTATCGTCCGGGTCTTTTACATAACCATAAGGTGCAAAGGGACTAAGAAATAAGCCTTTTTCAGCTCGCATACGCTTGGCGTTCTTTACCTTGCTGGATAGCTCACGGCTGTACAGGTCATAAATCAGTGTTTTGAAGGAAGTGTCCAGGCTATCAATGTCCTTCGGTCTGGAGCTGTCAAAGCTGTCATTGACGGCAATGAAGCGAACACCCATAAACGGAAATACACGGCTGATGTAGTTGCCGACCACGAGATAATCACGACCAAAACGGGATAAGTCTTTGACGATGATACATTGTATCTGTCCTTGCTTTACCTGTTCCATCATTCGCAGAAAATCGGGTCTTTCAAAGTTTTTGCCACTCCAGCCGTCATCACAAAACTCGGAGATTTCCCAACCCCGGAACTCGGAATGACTGCTGATGAAATTCTGCAACAAACCACGCTGATTGGATATACTCTCTGATTCCGATTTGTCGGTATTTTTTAGGTCTACATCCTCGCTGGACAGGCGAAGATACATCGCTACTCTCATACAGTAGCCCTCCCTTCAATGAATCTTGATAGTGCTATATATTCATCTCGATAACGCAGACGAATATCAATATTTTTGTCGGCATCCACATAGATGCGTTCCACAAGTGCCGCTGCCATTTCTTTTGTGAGTGTGTCCGTTCCCATGAAAGAACGAAACTCTGTAATAAATCGGTTCTCGGTAGTGTAGACTTTGCTTTCTCTCTGTTCCTGCTCCAAAACGGCAATTAGCCTTTCGGCTTCCTCAGCTTCAGCTTTGTACCTTGCTTTGAGGGTTACATATTCTTGCTCGGTCATAAGCTGTTCCACATAGTTCTGATACAGGCTGTCATAGAGAGAATGGGTACGCTTTAGAGTACGCCTTGCCATTTCCAACTTTGCTGTGGAATCGGAACGCTGACGGCGGTAGTCCGGTTGTGCGTTCAGCTTCTTCACCACCGCTTCCATATCCGCAGCTATATCTATCTGTGACTGTATGGCCGTAAAGAGCACCTCATTCAGTTCATCCTCACGGATGCTCACAAAGGAGCAGCGGGCAGGGTCATCAGCATGACTGGGGCAGATATAGGTGTACCACAGCTTTTTCTCGTGGCTTACATTCTTGTATCGAACCATCGGTCTTTGGCAGTTCGGACACCATACAAGCCCTTGCAGAATATTCTCAGTGTGTTCCAGATGTGAGAACTTTCCAAGGCGGTCGTTGTATTCCCTCTTTTTTTGATATGCAATTTTCTGAACCGTCTCAAAGGTTTCTTCATCAATAATCGGTTCGTGGGTATTTCGGACGATAATCCAGTCGGCTTCGTCCACATAGGTCTGTCGTTTACCCTCATAAAAGGACTGCCTTTTGCGCCCTTGAACCATGTGACCTATGTAAACCGGATGTGCTAAAATGCTCTTGATAATCTGCGTATGCCACAGCACACCCTTGTATTTCTCTGTCTTGACCTCGCCTGTTTCGTAGAGATATGCCGAGGGGGAAAGAATACCGGCATCGTTGAGCCGCCTGCCTATCCGCACCACGCTGATACCCTCATAACGTAAGCGGAATATCTGCTGTACGACGGGAGCTGTTTCCTCGTTAATAACAAGGTGGTGCTTATTGTCGGGGTCTTTGCTGTATCCATACGGTGCCCACGCTCCGATGAACTCACCGTTCTGTTGCTTGACATGGAGAGCAGATGCAGATTTTTTAGAAATATCTTTGCTATAAACCTCGTTGATAAGGTTTTTGAGAGGCACGATATAGCCATCCTGCGTCCGTTCTGCCGTCAGCGTATCGAAATTGTCATTGACGGCGATGAAGCGAACGCCGAGAAACGGAAAGATACGCTCCAGGTAATTGCCGGTTTCTTTATAGTTGCGACCGAAACGGGATAGGTCTTTCACTACGATGCAATCAATACGACCTCTGCGGACCTCATCCATCATTTTCTCAAACTGAGGGCGGTCAAAGTCCGTGCCGGTTCGCCCGTTGTCACAGAACAGAGAAACAAGCTCCATCGTTTCCTTGCTTTCAATAAAAGAGGTCAGCAGAGCCTTTTGTCCCTCAATAGTATCTGTACCTGGCTTTCCGCTGTCTTCTACGGACAAGCGAACATAGGCGGCTGTTTTGTATATTCTCTTTTCCGGTGCGGGAGTCGCCACCTCCTGCACAAGCGGATTTGTCTTTCGTTTTGTCCTTGCCATTTATACTACCTCCCGCAGCCTTGCACTCCTAAGAATGTCAATCTGCCAAGCAAACTCATCCTGCCAGCGATAAATGATTTCCAGCACATCATCGCTGTGTATCAAGATTTTATCTATCAGTGCAACCACCACGGCACGGTCAAGAGCCGTCAATCCTTGCCGTTTGATGAACTCATCCGTCCACGCATTTTCCGTACCATGATTTTGAATATCGGTAAGGCTTTCTCTGAGAGCGTCCATCTGCTTTTCAGTTTCATCGGCACGGATGGCAAAGCTTTGTTTTAGCCGTGCATATTCCTCACGGTCGATAATACCGTCCGTAAGGTTTTCATACAGCGACATCAGCAGTTTTTGGAGTTTCTCATATTCCTCGTGCTTTTTGTCAAGCTGCCTTTGAACCTTTTGAGCCTGTGCGGTACGAAGCGGAGCTGTGTCTGTAATCTCTATCAGCTCGCTCATATCCACTACCTCACGGATGTGCTGTTTCAAGCTGTCCAGCACGATTCCCTCAAGGACTGTATCTCTCATTCGATGGGGAGAGCAGTTTTTGTCCTGCTTATGGGCAGAGCAAACATAATAAATATATTTCCTGCCGCCTGCGGGAACGGTTTTACGAACCATACTGGCACCGCAATCGCCACAGAACACCATACCGCTGAATAACTGAACCGCTTCGTCATCCGGACTGCGGCGGGTATCCAGTTTCAATATCTTTTGAACGCTGTTAAAGTCAATTTTTGTAATGATGGCTTCGTGACTGTCCTCTATGACAATCCACTCGCTTTCATCCTTGGTAATGCGTTTATGAACCTTATAGCTTGGTGTGGTTTCCTTGCCTTGCACGAGAACGCCGGTATAAATCGGGTTTTTTAGAATACGAATCACCGTACCTGCAGACCATAAGGCTTTGGTGTTGGTCTTAAAAGAAGTGGTGAACTTCATCCCAAGGGAGCGTTTGTATTCCATCGGAGAGAGGACACCCAGCTTATTAAGGGTATCGGCTATATCCTGTGGGCTGACACCCTCCAATTTCCATTTGAAGATGTCACGAACAATATCGGCAGCGTACTCATCAACGACCAGCTTGTTTTTGTTTTGTTCATCTTTAAGATAGCCAAAGGTGGCAAAGGAGCCGAGGAACTGGCCGTTCTTTCGCTTGATTTCAAGCTGAGAGCGAATCTTCACCGATATATCACGGCAATAGGCTTCGTTGATAAGGTTTTTGAACGGAATAATTAAGTCATCGGAGGCTTTCTTGTCTCCGAGGCTGTCATAATGGTCATTGACAGCAATGAAGCGGACACCGAGGAATGGGAATATCTTTTCGATATACTCACCGGCATCCAGATAGTTACGACCGAAGCGGCTGAGGTCTTTGACGATAATGCAGTCCGTTCGTCCTGCTTTAACATCCTCAATCATTTTCTGAAAACTCGGTCTTTCAAAGGTTGAACCGGAAAAACCATCGTCAACCCTTACCGCATACTCCCTGAGTTCGGGGCGTTGCGATATGTAGTCCCGGAGCAGCTCACGCTGTCCGGTAATGCTGTTGGACTCCTCCTTATCGCCATCGTCACGGGACAGACGGAGATAGAGTGTGGCATTCCAAATCTTTTTCTGCGTATTTAGCATGATTGTACACTCCTTATCTCAGTAATGGCAAAACCACCGAGCTTGGAGCGTCGTTTTAGTCCTGCCTGTATTTTACTTATTCCGTCCCATGCTGTCGAGGATGTCAGCACTTCGAGCGAATGTACCCGGCAAGTCGTTCCTCCAAGGATACCTCTGTATCGGAGAAGCCGACCTTTACCACATATTTGCCGTGCTTGTAGCAATATGGATTTCCAATCTGGCGGATAAAATCAACGGCACGCTCCCGTTTGGGAAGTGCCGTATTTACCTTAACATCACGGATGTCCACCAGCTCATCACGGTTGATATCTTTAAGGTCAATATTCTTCATGTAGGTAATCATCGAATCCTGCATACAGCCCTCCTTTCGAGCCAGCTACATCTCTATGCGATTTTTTGATTCTTAATGTGTATAACTTAAATGGGGCAATCCCTAAAAGACTGTCCCAAATTCAGGCTGACCATAATCGCCTTATCAATATTGTTCATTTGCTCATCAGAGACTTTTCCGAGATATTTCATCACCCTTGTTTTATCAATGGTGATAATCTGCTCTGTAAGTACCACGGAGGGGCTTGTAAGGTTAGGTACTCCCTCAAGTACAGAATGAGTGGGTTGGTTTGCTTTCTTCCAAAAGCGAGATGTAATCGGAACGACGATTAGAGTAGGTCCGTAATGATTTCCTACATTATTTTGGATAGCTAATACCGGGCGGCAACCGCCTTGCTCCGAGCCAATATTTGTGCCGAGGTCAACAAGGTAAATGTCACCACGACGATAATTCCAGTTATCTTTCATACGGTAGGTTCCTTTCTACATTCCATAGCGGGTATGTCAAAGCGACTACAGCAATGCCATAGTCGCCACATGGATATATCAAAATTTCAACGGTAGGGTCTTCTTCTTACTGTTGCCGTTGTAAATGCGTAGTACCTGGTACAGATACTTTTTGTATCCCGCAAGGTTGATGCCGGTCGCTCGCCCCTCACGATAAATGGTAAGCGGATCAACATAGCGGAGCTGGGTCACAAGGCGATGGGAACAGTATTCGTCATGGTAGAGGTCAACAAAACGGGTCACACCGATAACATTTTCCGAACGGAAGGAATCTGGTTCGCCATTCCAAGTCGTTTTCAAGATGAGCATAGCTTCCTTGTAGCGTTCCTCACCGATGCTGTTGTAGGCATCATAGGCGGTCTTTATGCAGCCGATACGGTTCAGTCCACGCTCCTGGTCGTAATCCAAACAGATGCCGATGTTATTGTTGGCTTCCATAAAAGCAATGGCAATAGGGTCGCCGCCGAAAATCAAAGCACGGATGCGAGCACCGGCGGAAAGCGAAGCCGAAATTCCGGTCTGCTGTGCGAACAGCATAGCCTCGTCCTTCTCGGTCATGTCAAAGTATACCTTGCACTTAAATTGGAGGTCGTTGCCCCCATTGCGAAGCTTACGGGCAGCGATGGTGTGCTGACCGTCAAAAACGAAATATCTTCCGTCACGATAGCTGACCTTGGGTTCGTTGGCGATGCGCTCATCAAAATCCTCGGCAATTTTGAGAGCACGCCGGGCGTTGAATTTACGCTGATATGTCCCTCTCGGCACTTCAATTTGAGCACTGGAAAGCATGATTTCCTTGAACATAAACTTCTTTGTCTTCATTTTGGTATTTCTCCTATAAGTATTTTTTGTAAGTAATTAAGTCCTGTATGGGCTAACTGATGAATTTGAGACCGATACTTCTCGTCAGAAAAGTAATCTCGGTTATTGGAAAGACACATTGTCCAGCGAAACATCAAGGAATCCAAAGAATCCTCCAATTCATAGAGCATATCTTCCACCGTACCCTTACCACGGGTGGTCAGCATATCTACGGATGCTTGTTCCACTTTGGTCAATGGCTTTCCGATAGGTTTGGACGGTGGTTTCTTTTTGTCATCTGGCGGTTTTCGTATTTCCTCGATGATTGCCGGTCTGTCTTCAGGGTCTGCTCTTGCAAGAGCATGAATCTCTTTCTCTGTAGCTCTTATGCTGCCGTTTAGAAATTCAGCTCGGATACCGGGTTCGATTTCATCGGCAATATCTACTGCCTTTGAATAGGCTTCTGCACGAAGCACGGAGTTTTTACTGATGCTATTTTCTTTTGCGATACGGTCACAGGTCTTTTCGGTCGAGTGAAAGTTCCCAATCTGGGAACTTTCACTTTTGGCTTGAATGTACTGATTGTTTGTACCTTGCCTTTGCTTTTCAAC